GATAACTATTTTCGAATAAATCTAATCCTACTCCTTCAAAAAATTTATAATTAATAATTTGAGTACCACCCAAACTTATGTTTACATACCAATTACTTGTTATGGTATTTACATCACAAAGAGGATTATTTGTATATTCAGATATTACATAGTTTAATACTTCTCCAAAATTATTTGATATATTAGGATTAGATGTCCAAGGATAAATATCACAAATCGTCGAAGCTTGTTGACAATCATATGTAAGAATTGGACCAACCAAAGTACACGGATTACAAGGGACAGGCACAATTTGACAACCTCTTTGTCTTCTCCAAACAAACTTTTGTCTGTGAAATGCAGAATTTTCAAATCTAGTACCTGCGTTCCAAATTGTAGTTGCGGGGACCATTTGTTCGACCAATCTAATCCAATAATCACCAATACCTTTTACATAGTTTATCATTTTTTGATAAGTGAATAGACTATCAGGTATTTCTTCAAAATTGATTGATTTTAAATATTTCCAATAAACTGACTCTAAGGTTGGGTACCCTCCTGTTTTACCATTTGTTATATACTGTCTGTCTCTAACATTTATCATGTTCTGCCAAAAGGTTTGTGCAAATTCAAAAAATGTTTTTGAAGCAGGGTTTGGGTCAATTAACGTTTTATCCAAAATAGTTGGATTTAAATATGTCGGACAATAGCAGTTTCCACTTATTGTAAAACCAGTTGATGGAATTGGGTAGTCATAATTTTGAGACAAATACCAAACATCGTAAGTGATTGCCTGACCTGGATTTAAGAACACCTCAACATTTTTAGCGTTTAAAACAAGTCTTTCGTCATCAACAAAATAAAATGAATTATTACCGTCAGTATTTCTTCTCAATCCTGTTTCTACGTCCACCCAACTTTTCTTATTGTCTTTTGTTCTAGTTAAAGAGAACCCTAAATCAGTGTACGGAAAATCTCTGAACCTATCAAAATATTTTTGACCGTAAGTGAAATCTTCTAACTTTGTTTGATAATTAGGATTTTGACCTGTGAAGGTGCTTGATGTTGCATCAAATACTTCATTTGACCTGTGTTGTGGAGTTTGTTCAAACCAACCGGCGCCTTTTTGAAAGAAGAAATCTTCTGTGTCTTCGGGAGCTTTAGGATATCCGTTTTCATCAACGGGGAATTCTTCCCTTGTCAAATCAACGTCCAAAATGGTACTTTGTGATGTAAATCCTGTGAATGTTCTACCTAATACTCTAAAAGTATTTTCTGGTTCTAAAACAGGTAGTTCAATCGCGAATGTTCCTCCTGAAATTTGAGCATATTGTTGATTGAATTGTTTCATGTTGATTCTTTGGTCGGCAACATATATATACTCATTAAAATCAACTAAAGCGTCAGGTGCTCCTATTAATCTCAGTAGATTTTGAATCGACTGTCTTGTACCTTTTGATTTAAAAAGATAGGCGGAATTTAATATTAAATTTCTATAAAATTGATAATTAAGTTCATCAGGTGTTGGAGCAACCGGTACTCCAGCAAACTGACTTGGGGTATTTGTACCAAAGACTGAACTTAAGAAGGATTCATTTGTAATGGGTGATATTGATGCCGGCCAACCAAGTGTTTGTGATAAATTTTTGAGTAATTGTGATGGTATATCATTACTAATATTATAATTTACCGAATTCATATAAGCCAACGCATCTATAAATTTCTTAACTTGGTCAAAACTTCTACCATATAATTCCAAAACTTTGGTGATTTTTTGGTCATCAGTATCGAAGTCTTTGAACGCACCTGTTGTTAAAAATCTTACAATTAATTTGGTTTTAAATGTGTCGTAGTTTTCAGCAATCGCATTTAAGTTTTCTATATAAGTATTGAAACTAGGGGTAACTATATCTAAGTTCCAAGGACCGTACAATGGCCATGTAACCGAATCGCTTGTCAAAAATGTAGTACCATCATCCGCCTCTTTAACTATTGAAAAGTAAGAAGTATAAATCGGTAAACTTTTCCTATTAAGAATGAATTTTTCTACTTCGTCAAAATCTTGACTGAAAACTCGGTCTGTTACATTAGGACTAGGTCTGATATTAAGATTATCATAGGAAATTGATTGCCCTGAGAATGGGTCACCCTCAACTTGAATTATAAGTGTGCCGGTTGTGAGACTTTCTGTGGGGGTAATAAACGAAACCAAATAATTGTTCCCGTTCAAATATAAACTATATTTATTAGCATTTTTAACCATATCTCTCAATGGTGAAACTGGTGTTTCCAAAAGAGAAAGGTTTCTTGTTGAGTTTACAGTAAAGTCAATTCCAAAAGGATTGAGGATTGTTGATACATCTATTGAGAGAATTGTTTGGTTAGTTTCTGAATTATAAGATATGTTAGTTGCCGTACTACCTGTGGCAAAATTTTTCCTATTGAAAAAAACATCTATTGATGCTGGAAAAAAATTTAATATTTTAGTAAGTGAAACCGCAACTCTCTTTACCAATGAACCATACTGTGAAAAGTTAGTAACTTGACTTAAATCAAAATTTGGATATACTTTAAAGTTTTTTTCTATTATCACTTTAGACTCTTCAAGAGATGTCATTCCCATTGAGTCTAAAGTAATTGGTTCTGAAAAAGTCCCTACAACAAACTCTCTATTTGATTTTTCGGTTATGGAAACCGTGAAATCAAAATTACCTTGAGTTAGTCCTCCACCATCTACTATCTGAAATCCAACCAGATTATCTGAGAAGGTGTTATCTGCGGTTGCTTGTTGCGGTGGGCAAGTATATTTTTTAGCCATTATTCAGTAATGTTTGTAAAGTTTTTACTGTAATCAATATTATCCCCTCTATCTTGTCTAACTTCATATAAAAGACTATTAAATTCGTCTCGTACTTCATACAAGTTGTATTGTCTGAAAATGTTATTGTCCGTATCATACATAGTGTAAATACCATCTTCCATAGATTTTGTTTGGTTTCCAAGTAAAGCAATTGCTAATGTAGAGATGTCGTTTTCTACGATTTCTACTTCAATGGTTATTGGATTGAAAAAGGTATTAGAGATAATGACGTTTTGATTCGGTTGACCGATAAATGGTGTGGCATTTGGTTTATTTGTTGGTGATGACGATGGTGATAAAGTACAAAACAATAAATTTGTAGAACCATCAACATATCTATATCTAATTGATTTTTGTGAGCTGTTAACTTGGTTTTCCAAAATAGGTTCACAGAAAAATGAAGAAGTTATAATTCTGAAAAAGTTTGGTATTTTTGTTCCGTCAGAATTCAAATACTCCACTCTAAAACCTACAAGACCCTGAGCAACAAATTTATTTCTAAATTGCGATGGGACGGCATCGATGTTAAACACAAGTCCTTTCACATTAGGTAGCGCCGACAACACACCACAATCAGTGATTGTCGTTCTTATCTCTGCCGGTCTTATATAGATGTTGTATATACCAAGTTGATTGAACACATTACTTGGTAATTTTAAATTGTATAAACCGCCCAAAATTTCCACCCCAGCATTTCCTCCTGTATTTTCATTATTAAAATATGGTGTTAGAACTTCTTGAGCGTTCAATGTTGTTAGAATAAAATTATCGGTCTCGTCTCTACTTTCAGTGTAATTCAATATTATTTGTACATCTTCTGGTGAGACATCAGCGGGTCTTATGGTTCCGTAGGTTCCTGTAGCCATTTTATTTTTTTATTATAAATAGTTATGTTTGATTTTTTGTAACTTTGAAATATTTGTATCCGTAAGATGCCAATCCTCCTATCGTAGACACTTCGCCTAATCTTCTTATTTTTTCAAAAGGTGAGACCTTTCCTCGTTCGATGTATACGTTTGAAAATATTTGAGGTTCATCTACGACGTTCAATAAAGTTTCATCTTTGGTTATTGCAGTCATTATTAAATTATCAGATGTCAGTCCTGATGAGGCAACAACATAAATTGATGTACTGTCAACAAAATCGTAATAATCAATACCATTGACTTTATAACTTACTGATAATCCATCATTTGATTCCCCTTTGTAAATACCTACTGTACCGCTCGAACCTGTTATTGTTTGGTTCAATTTAAATGACCTTCCGTTTTTACTAACATTACCTTTATACTGCGCCAAATCATTAAGTGTTGACACCGTATAACCTGTTATAATGAATGGTATTTGTGTGAAATCGGAACCTAAATAATCATTTAAGTTAGGATTTGAATCTCCTGAAAAAATGTAGTCGTATGAAATTGGTATACCTGACCAACTACCCCCTTGTGGTACAAAATAAGCAGTACCGTTTGGATTTGGAATTGTTGTTCCTGTAAATGGAACATATATTGTTTTTTCTATGATGGATAAACCAAAAGAAGTCGAACCAGTCATTGTTATCTTGTAACTTGATGGTGTCGAAGGGTATGAATGAGATACGTAATTTGGGGCAAAATTAGTTATAGTTTGTATCGGTGAATTATCACCCCAATTAACTTTAAAAGTTGACCCTTTTAGAAACTTTTTATATTGTTGGTCTGAAGTATTATATAAATAAACAGTAGAGGCGTTAGGTCCGGTTCCTGATGAAAAAACAAAATTTGTGATAACGTCTTTTTGTAATATAGCGCCATCAAATACTGAGTAATAACCGATATCTATGGTATTTTGTGTGAATAAAACAGGTATCGTTAATCCAGTCATCAATGATGTTCCACTTGTCGCACCTGTAACAACTTGTGACATTTTCAAATAAACATTTGTTTGTCCTGTTGTGAAATAAAAATTTTCAGTGTAAGATGTGAAATCACAACACGCCTCATCTATCGTGTATGTAACACCTGTTGACGCTGTGTAGATGACAGTTCTGAAATCACTTTTGATAACTTCAGGAGAAATTTTGATATAGTATTTTTGGTCTTCCATTATGGATTAATATATTCATACCAGTTTATAGGATTAGATGTTTTTCCTACTCTAGCAGGACTTGAACCCACTATATCAAAAATTTCATATGTAAAATCACTATAGTTCATAACTACTTTGTAAAAGAAATATTTCTCTTCACTAAAAGTAAATTTACTTGATTGTAATTGTGGTGAACCTTGGCTTCTTGTAATCATACGAATGAACTGTCCCGTATTTGCATTGAAGAATTTTGCAGACATATAGAAAGTGTCTATGTTGTAAAAATCCCTTGATTTTAACCAATAGAAAAAATAACCTTCTTTTTGATTTACATAATCTAATGTGTAAGTAGGTATACTAATATTAACATCAGGAAAGTATTCTGAAATTGAAAACTTAGCATCCGAACTTTGGTTTGCGGGTAATATAATTGAAAAATAGTTTCTTTGTGTCGCAAGTTTGTTGGTATCATAAAAGTCCAACTTAAAAAAAGATTTCAGAAATGGTTTTGTCGTATAATAAATTTCATTGTTGGTAAAACCCATAGGTAGATAAGATATACCCCAATCATTGTTTGTTGCTGATTGGAAATTATCTGTCGACCCTGTATAAAAGTGAAAATTATATTTAACTTGAGTTTCGAAACTATTAGGATATTGTTTGTTTGCGAACCTTGCGAGTTCGAAATCTTTTGGTTGTCCAATTGCTTTTTCTACCGCCTGTTGTTGAAACACATCGAGACTATCGTCTTGACCATACATGTCCCATTTTATCTCTATTGGTATGTCAATTTGTTTACCCAAATTAGACCTCAATATTTTATATTTACTCACAGTCATCTGAAACAGGTTCTATTGGTGCGGTTATAGTTGATATCGAAGTAGAACCTTCAGGTATCAATCTGAAAATAATATTTTTGAATGGGTAGTGAGCTCCGTTCAAAAAGGGAAAATCCGAACCAACTCCGTCAGGGTCAATATAACCATATGGGTATATATCTCTCCAAAAGAAAGTTTGTGTGGATTTATTATAAATAGCCCAATCAGGTATTTCACTTACCTTTGCAGGGTCACCTTCTTCTATGTATGACGAAAAATATTTAATCGTCATCGAATGATGTGGTTGATAATAAAAACCAAGTGGATTTTGTGGTGTTGATTCACCTGTTATATTGATATTAAAAACATTATCATTATAGGTTATTTTGTGATAAATGTTTGAAACCACCCTTTCTTTATATTCGAAATCATTCCATTCACAAAAGTCACCATCCAATACATCACCAATCTCTAATGGCGTATTATAGTAAAATGTTCTCGGTAATGAATTTGTGGGTGTCTTTACATAAGATGCAGTTTCAATACTTGACACATATGAGTTTGAATCCGCGACTGAGGGGTCGTTTGTCCACCATTGGTCAGGTTTTTTTTCATATAGTGGTAAATTGAAAGCCCATCCTTGCCTCAGTGATTTTTGTCCTAATGTTGGTTTATTTGTCCATCCTAAATAACCAATCCATTGGAATGTAAAAAATAACTCGGATAGAGGTCTTTTTTGATTGTCAATTAAATTTGAAATGGTTATGTTATCTAAAAAATTAAGATTGTAACTTTGGCTTCCTTCTTTGACCGAAACTCTTGATATATTATTTGGGGTAAGCGCCGATGGCTCATATTGTTTGATAACTTTAAATGGGTTCAATTCAAACCCTGAATTGGTTAAAACTGCGTCAGAGTTTTTTGTGATAATTTTTTGTCTCCTAACATAGTATTCTGACCTTGTTGATTCTACATTATTCTCATCTATAACTCTTTTGAAGGTACCTGTAACTCCTTGAGCAAATGTAGTTCCTGTGTAACCAAAATCGGGGATACTGAAAACAAAATCTTGAGAACCGAATGTTCCATCACCTAATCGAGTTACTTGAAATACGTTTTGGTCTCCATATGAAAATGATAATTCTGCGAATTCGTATATACTTAACCCGTGTTTACCTAAACATCTGAATGATATTAAATTTTGTCCGTTAAATGTTGAGTGAAAAACAACGAAAGGTATTCCATTTATAGAGTTCCAGTTTAATCTTACTCCTGATTTGGGTTCCACACCTGTCATAAACCTCTGAACATTATCATAAGCATAGCTCAAAAAGAAATTCCAATTATATGATGTTGCACTAGTACTAACAAAATTTATATGTCCATTAGTATTTGGTTCTGTGTATCCATCGGTGTCGTTATCAGTTCTTGATAAATCAAACTCATTATATAACGGATATCCTGACCAATAAACATCCGAATTACCGGAGTCACAAGCCTGTCTTGTTGACGCAAGAGCATTAACATAAAAAAGATTTTCGGTAAATGGCGGATAGTTTGTTTCACCAACATATGTGTTTTTGAACAAGTAGGTAATTTTTACTGATGGTCTGAATAACGTTGATTTTTCTCTCTCATTTACATAAACATCGTACAAATTTATTTTCTGACTTCTATCAAATTCAGTTAATAACTTGGTATTTTGTACGAACGGAACATTTAATGTTGAGGTCAGTACAGGTGCTGACTTGTACCTTAACTGACTTAAAACTATTCTAACATTTGATTCTCTTCCCATTTTATGCTAATCCCTCCGTATCAATCCATTTAGCAGAAAATCTATCAAAAGCACTTGAACCTTTAACTAAACCGAAATAAAAGTAATACGGTGCTCCCATTAAATATTCTTTAGGTAATCCAGGTTCCGGGTCGTAATCCAATTGTTCTGTATATGGATTATCTAAATTCTCCACATTATAAATCCACCCTTTATTATATTTGATTATATTGTTTGAACCGGGTTTGAATAGTTTACTATCATCACCATAAGGTAAAAGTCTATCTATTGATTGATATCCTGTTGTGTAATCTGTGAAGGTCCAATCATTTGATTGCGCCCCAAATATATTTGACCTTGTATTATTATCATTAATATTCCAAAGATAAAAAGGAACATTCTGACTGTTGATTGGAAAACTGTCATATCCGCAAGATGAACCAATTTGAGCATTTTCGTTATATGTAACCCTACCCGGTGATATAAAATCACGTCTTTGTTCATCACCATCATACATTATACCTGTTACAACGTCCTTTGGACTACCGAAATTAGTTCTTAGATATAAAGCGGAACTAAATTGAGTACCAGGTGGTGGTTCAGGATAATTCTCGGGGTCATACGCATCAACTCCGAACTGTGAATTTGTGGAAATTAACTGCGAAAAATCTCCGTCAATAAACCTTTTCTTTCTTGAGTCGAAGAAATTCATTACGCTAGCCCCTCTTGATTTGAAAACATTTGTAAATGATGTGTTCGCCAATCTTGATAATACAAAAATGTTCAATAATTCTGATGTGTCTCCAAAAGTAGTTGAATCCAAAGTATCCATGATGTATCCTTCCCACTGTCCACTTTGTGATAGAAATTTTTGTAATTCATCTCTTGGACCCAAATTCATAATTGTGGTCGGATACATATGATTTTTTCTATTTCCCTGTGGTAATGAAAGATAAGTATTTCCTTCTCTTCCTATAAAACTACCTGTCCCATCACTGAATTTTTTATAAGGTGCGGACCTATAATAAAAATTATTGCTTCTTGGAAAATGGTAGACCATTTGGTCACATAACTTATAATATGGAGAATTAGGGGGTACTTCGTTAGGACCGGTAAAATTCCTTTTTGATTTGAAAGGTATTGAGTATAAGGAACCATTGACCCAATTATTTACAAACAAATGAGAGAATACTTCTCTACATGCACCGAAATTTATATTTATTCTTGATGTCCACTCATTTATTAATTCTCTGTCATTTTTTACGTTATCTTTTTGGTTATATGGTGGTCTAACTAATGAATAACAAGAACCTTCAACAAAAAATTGTGTGTTGAAGGTATTATTGTCTCTATCAGTATAAGAGGTAAATGTGCAAGTTCCGGTTGGTGCTATCTGTACACTTTCACCGTTAGCGGTCGGTGAATAACAGTTTAATGGTACCAAAGACCCACAGTTAAATGAATCCAATAACTGCGATATTTGATTTGGTAATTCATCAGGGGCTGCGGGTTCAGGGGGGTCACTAATTTGGAACGTCAATTGTGCGGGTTGGGAATCACCACTGGTTACAATTCCTTCAATTGGTACTTCATATATTTTGAAATTACCGTTGGCCATACCACCAAATGAATTCGGACCTATTCCTTGGTATACATCTGATGTTGGCATTCTGTCACTTCTCATTACTATTCTTTCTGCGTTTGACATAGAAAATGTGGTCTCGGTGTACTTGCGAGAATAGTAAATTGGTTGTATTTTCAAAAACCTATAAATATTTAGAGCAAGATTGTTTGTTAGTCCGTTATCCAATGCCTCACCTATTAAACACATAAATGGAATTCCTTCAACAGGTTCACCGACTTGATATGACCACAAAAATCTTTTTTCTGTACCATTTTCCACAGGACTAGGTGGGCCTAAAATAACATCATTTCCTTGCCATTCAGTTCGTCCATAAAAATTGTTCACTCCAATTCTCAACCCTCTACCACTGTTTTGAGCCGTAAATGTATAATAGTTGGAGGTTTGTCTCAATACACTAGGTTGTATATCGGATTGGAATATGGGGTCAGGATATCCTGCCAACATATTAACATTAGAATCATCCTCTGATGTTTTTATGTAATTAAAAACAGAAGTAGTGTTGAACGGTTCCCACTGTTGTTGACTTGGTTTAAAGTGATAAGATTTGAAAAATAATCTACCTTCAGAATAACCATTATCTTTTTGGTTTGGTTCGTTGTTAGTCCCGATATTGTTGTGTTTTACACATCTATGCGCCCTATCAGTAGCGGTATTTTGTGAACCACTCGTAATTACCGTGTCACCAAAATCTAAACCATCATTAGGTTGTAGAGGTATATTCATTTTAAAATTACCCTCAACAGTATATGACCAATGATTTTGTTTACCAAAAATCCTACCTAATCCTATTTTCATAGGTTGAGCAGTAGAATGGGGGTCAACACCCCTCATAAGAATTGTCACATAAACACTTCCCTTGTCTTGATAATTGGTGTATGGTGAAGGAGCGAAAGCCCAATTCCAAGTGAAATTATTACCAAATCCGCCAGTGGTTGCAAAATACCTACCTTGACCAATCATTGTTGATTGTGAGAAAATTCTATTGTAGTAAGCAAAACTAGTCATATCATCTCTTGCATCATAAGTACCACCCCAAAAACCTTCGTCAATAAATTTTTGAGCTTTTTCTGAATATAAAACTTGATAATATTCTAATCCTGTAGGGAATCTCAAAAATTGATTGTCTTGACTATTACCTGATATATTATACTTAGTAATTAATCTTTTACCCGTCAATGGGTGAGTATGACTAACTCTGATTTGAGATATACCATCGTTAACTGAAGAACCTGTTGTAGAATAAGTTCCAAATTGATTAATTACATTACCTGATAGATTCAAGTCTCTATAATCTTTTGGGTTGTCAAATGTTAAAAGAGTTTCTTTGGAGTATGGTTCCTCTGTGAATAGTATTAATACACTATCGTAATGGAATCCTTGATTGTCGTAGTTATTTATGAGATTGTTTACTAGTAAAGTCTGCGAATATTGCCCGTTTGGACCGAGTTGAAAATCTGGCCCTAAATTAGAAATGTTATTAAGGTTTTTATTAAAACAAACTTTAATTTGATTAGTCCCACCTCCAGCATAGTATGTTTGTGAACCGAAACCTACTTGATTGAGTAACGATTCTTGATTTGTCGGAACTTTACCCCTGTTTAGACCACTTCCGAAAAACTTACCTTTAGCATTTTGTAACGTAATTCTTTCGTGGAAAGGTAAATTTAAAGGAAAATAATAATCGGTTGTAGATTGAGATGGGTCAAACAATTCTTCTCTAGTAAATAAAAGGTCCGCACCTGTTTTAAACAACCAACCATAATTGGTATTATTAGGAAAATATCCTGCGTGAAAGGTTTGAACTAAAGGTGTAAAGTCGGTTGAGCCATTTTGTATGTTTGTTTCATAATTTGAACCGTTCAATATATCAGCCAAAACACTGTTGTTTCTGAATTGTGCCTGTTGTTGAGTTGGAAACACACCAAGTGGGAGTCCTCCCGCAGAATCTGGCGGTTTACAATCACATAATTCACAATCAGGAAACGTATACATAGGTAAATTAAATCCTGTCAATCCGGCAATCAATCTTTCTAAATTACCTATAGGTTTACTTAAACTAAAAAGGTTTTGTTTATCATCAACAAAAATCAAAAATTCCAAAATGTTGGATAATAGTTTTAAAACTACGTGCAAAACTTTTACGAATATTTTGAGAAGTATTGAAAGAAATATTATTAATATAGAAAATAATATAAAAAGGAAGTCAGGTTTAAATTGTGCATCATTGGTCGGAAATTTATTACTCGTACTATCGCACTCTGTATCAGTTATATCTTTTATCGCCGAATATCTCCTATTTAGTGCCCCTTTAGTAAATCTAGTTATGAGTTGAGATACTGTATACACTCTATTGTAAGACATTTTGAAAAAAGTGTCTTCGCAATTTATTGCCGCCTCTTGGTCGGCATAGTCGTCCCAATTTAAACTGAAAGCATATGACCTCTCAACTTGATATTTTTTATAGGGTTCTATATAGACCACAATATCAGCAACTGTAATTGGCGGTGTTATATCTTTGAATATAATAGATACTGATAAGTTGTCTCCAGGTTCTACTATAATGTTATTTTTTTGAGGTATCGCTACGCCATTAAGTGTAAAAAACAAATCCTCTACATTTGTTTTACTTTCAATTCTTACAACACCTTCATATGGTAATAAATCTAAATACTGAACCTGTTGTGTGTTTGCAATTCCTAAAGGATTTTCTATTTGTGCAAATTGTAATGTTTGTGGTGTTTCCAACTCATTCACGTAGAATTTGTCATCAAAAGGGTCATCTTGAGTGTTATCCCATCCATACTCTCTTATATTAGGAACCATAAAACTACCACGTCTTATTGTTTTTTTTTCGTCTTTACCTTGGTTCCATTTTATTTTGAATCTATATTTGGAATTTGTTGGTATTCCTTTTCTTTCGTCGTTTGAAAAAACCTGTTCCCCGAATTCATTTGTAACAATATAATCCAAGTTCATGGGAATATCTAACAACCATGTTCCATTATCGTCAATTACATTTCCGTTATTTTCTAACTCATATTCTTCTAATACGGGTCTACCAAATGGGTCTTGTTTAATTGTCTGTCTGACCGCTAGTATTTGACCCGGTCCCGCATATAATGAACACATCGAACCTGCAACTAATGGTGGTTTACATTTTCTTTTTATTGCACCTTTGTCGGAATCAGAAAAAATAGAACCCATGAATATTGCAGCGGGTTTTATTTCAATGTTTTTAGCCTTGGTCAAATCCGTGTCGGCTCTTGTGATAGACACTTGACACAATTCTTCATCACCCCAAAGTGGACTTACGCTTACGTCCTGAACCAAAGTAACAAGTTGTGGCAATGAATCTAGATTTTCCGAAGTATCAAATTTAGTACCATTAACTTGATTTTCTGTAGCAATACCTAATCTTATCAAGTCCTGTGGTGATTGAGAAAAAGGTCCAATATCCGATAAATCAACATTTAATACTAATTTTTGAGACCCTACAGGCACTCCAAAAATCATGAAGTCACCACTATCATTTGTCGTCACAGAAAACTTATAGTATTTGTCATATATTTCAACAACAACAGGATTTATAAGTACATCTTCTAAATCAGGAAAAGAACCTGTTGCCGCATGACCAGGATATGATGGTTTGTATGGCAGTAAATTATATTTGTAACCATCCTCATTTGTGTCGGTTACATTTTTATAAGGGTAAAGTGTACTTATAACAGGATTTAGTTCGTCTTCATCCGTAAGTGGTATGAATATAGAAAGTTTAGCATTAGGAACACCAAAACCATCATTGACTGAAATTCTACCGACTACAACTCCGTAATCAGCACATTGTCTTACATATAATTCTTCTTGTGATAGTTTAAGAGATAAAATTTCGATAAATTCAAAATCTTGGTCTAAATTAAATGTGACTGTTTTGTCCTTACCTACCTCTGTTCTTATTCTTAATGATTTTGACATCCAATACTTTTTGAATAAATAGTTTATAATCTATTTTCAAAAAATAGTTCAACTAATTAAAAAATAAATTTATTAACTAAAGTTAACTGTTTTGAGATTTTTAACCCTAACAGATATGTCTTTACCAGGAAATCTAACTTGATATGTTTGTGTTGGTTCTGCGAATATTGTTTCATCAATCAACTCTATTTGTTTAGTATCTGAATTAGAATATCTTTGAGAGGTTTGAGATGAGGAATATTGTCCACCAACTTGATTAAATACATCGATTTGTGCAACCGTTACTACTCCATTTAGGTTTTGAATATCTTTTCTTATTTCTGAAACATATATATTTTGACCCATTTCTCTGACTGAAGGTGCGAAGTAATTTGTTACAATATCAACTATTTGTGTAATTATTGTCCCTTGGTTTTGACCTCCATCCAATACAACGTATATATCAAATTTTAAATCTATTACTTGAGCACTTTCTATCGATACATAATCATTAATCATTCTATAGTTCGATAAATAATTCGCTAAATTAGATTTCAATGTATTGGATATAACATTTGTTAGTTTACCTGTGGAATCATATGATAAACATTGAACTTTTATTTTGTTATCTTGTTCTGTAATTGCAACTTTTGCTGGAGCTCCGAACTGTGAAGGCATTCCTCTAATTATAGACTCATAATCATTTATTGTTACTGCTCTTTTTTGTGCCGCAAAATTATAAGTAACATAATTTCTCACTTCTTCTACCGAGGGAACATTTGCCCCACCAATTGCCGCTGTAGTATTAGTACAATTCAATGAATTAATAACTGAGGTATTTTGGGACTGTGACGGCCCATTGACCGCGAAGTTTATAGTACCCAATTGGTTAATTACACTTACACCAACATTACTTCCTAACCCACCACCAACTCTATACTGTATAAATAATGTTGAGTTCGCTTTTAAAGTACTACCCAATGATAAATTATTAGAATATTTTTGTAAATTGAGTGGATTACCTGTTGCCGCAAATTCTCTTAACTGCTCATCAGAAGATTGACTACCACCACCAAAAGTCATTTTAAAAAACCCTTCGGGTGTAAACTCTGTTATAAATTTGTTACTTGTAGAAATATATTTTCCAACTTTAATCCCTGGTTGGTCTGTGGCTTTAGTTGGGTCTTCTACAAATACTTTATCTTGAATTAAGGCATCTACTTCATACCATTTATTGTTTGTACCCAAAAATTCTTGGTCTGATGGTACATTTGCATACTGAGTTCCGTCTTTGAGTATGACGCTTGTGACACCTAAAACATTTTTTTCAGGTAAGAAAATTTCTAAGAATGGCACAACATCATTTGGTAACACAGTCTTTTTGAAAACTTTTGTAATTCCATTTACGACCGTTTCTCTTTTGGTAATTGTATAGTTTAATATGATTCCATTTGAATCCAAATTTGGAATTTTGGTCCTGTTTGGGAATCCTTCATTATTAAAGGGTGATGAAAAATCGATGTCATATACCGTTTCAAACGTTTGTCCAGCACCTTGTACTTGTGAACCTCTTCTTAATATACCACAATACCTTATATCTTCTTTGTCACCAAAAGCGGGTACAATAATAGAAAAATCTACTAATGCAACCGATGGTCTTTGACCCGGTACTTTTAATCCATATGTTCTTGCTAAGTTATATATTGAGGACCTTTGTTGTGCATATTGTAGTACTGTTTCTTGGATACTCCTATCTATTTGGAATTGTAAGTTATCTGATACCGCAGCATTCAAGTCTAACAAAACTGAAAAAATAGACGCATCATTAACATTAGCTAATAAATCAGGATAATATGTTCTAACAAAATTTATTAATTCAGTTCTTATCGATTGAAAATCTCTGACCGTGTATGAAATTTTTTTATTTGCCATGTTTTTAAATATTGATTATAATGAAATCACTCGATTCGAATGTATTTGTGGTTACAACAAAATCTATTTTTACTTTTGCGGTATGTTCTTTGGTACCAATACCAGGTACTCTAAAAACCCTTTCATCACCTGATATAACCGTTCTATTTTCAGACTCTTCCTCCGTTGAGGCATCAAAAACTTGTAAAGAAGTTATTTTAAGATTAGGTATGTATTTTTGTACTGAGTCCCTTATTTCCGCTTCTATTTGAGAAAAGGTCGGTCCATCGAGTGGTTCAAAAATGTATTCCAATAATCTAGTTCCAAAATCAGGTAAAAAATATCTTGTACCTTTTCTTGTTAGTAGAAGATGAATCAAATCAGTTCTTAATTCATCTTTAGGTGTTGTTGATAAACTTAAATATCTACCGTCTTTAGAATCATTAAATGGGAAATTTATTCCGTATGTTATTTGATTTGCCATACCTATAAATATAAGGTGTTAAATTTTGTTTTCTTTAATATCATAATAATAACTATCCCCATCCTCAGAAATCCATCTATCTGAACTTGTTTCAACCGATGGTAATGAATTATCAACTTTTATGTCTTTTAAATTCAGTGGAAACTCAGTTGTTATCCAATTGGAATCTTTCCAAAATATTCTGTTATTTGGTTGACATAAAAGATACCCATCGTCTGACACAAGTAAATGACCACACTTATAATCAGATGGTTCATCTGAGTAAGCATTATCAAACCAATCTATTGTCATCATATATGTCACCCAAACTTTTGATTTATCTTTTAATAAGACCTCAGCCCTTTTACCTTTCAAAAATTCATATTCCGTTATACTAACGTTTTCTGAAAAACAATCCCATAGTTGTTTGAAATGAAATGGTATATCCTCGGTTGGTTCTTTAAGAAAAATCTCAGAAATTGGAACTCTTGACCTTAACATTCCATAATCTGTCATGACATGAAAAGTTAATATTTTACCTGATACAGATTGAATACCGAAGGCATAACCATTGTGGAACTTATCTCGGTCTTTATCATTTTTAGTGAAGTGGGATACTCTGATTAAGCACTTAAAACTTTTGATATTTTCGTTAAGTGTTGCCATTTTATTATAAATATCCCAAAACAAAAAATCCCGATTTCTCGGGATTTATGTTATGCTGAACATCCAAAACATTCGACCAAACTACTGTCGGGTCTTGGAGGTAAGTTCATTTTACTGTAATCAACATCAGGTAATGGTTGTGGTTTTGACTCTTTACTAATATCAACCGCCAAGTGTTTTGCCCCTGTTGATATAGCCTTTGTTCTAACGTAATAACACATAGTTTTTAATCCGTTTTCCCAAGCCCTAAAGTGAGATGAAGTGATTTTTGATACTGTTGGATTTGCCAAATAGATATTCATTGATTGAGATTGGTCGATAAATGGTGCTCTATCAGATGCCATATCAATTAATTCTTTTTGTGAAATCTCCCAAATCGTTTTGTATTTTTTCAACAAATGTTCAATTCTTTTTACTTTTTTGTTGTAGTTTTTATCCTCAGCGTCCAAGTATTTGTTGAAATTAATTGATTGGATTGAACCTTCATTTATAATAATTTCGTTTTTAACTTGTTCGGTCCAAATACCAATTTTTTCAAAGTCGGTAATTAGATATTTGTTAACAATCATGATTTCTCCACCAACAACTCGTCTGTTAAATAATGCTGAGTGAGCGGGTTCTGTCATTTCATAAGACCCTGTGATTTTAGCTGATGACGCAACTGGCATCTGAGCGGTGGTAAGTGAATTACAAACACCAAAGAATTTAACACTTTCTTTA